TCCGGGCTTCGTTCCGATCAGCGCCGTCGCGCAGGCGCTCGGAGTGCACCGCCGCGACGTCGAGCGCGAGCTTCTGCCCCTGATCGAGTCGCACCAGGTGCGCTGGGCGATCTCGCGCGACGCGATCCGCGGGCTGCCCGACCTCTGGACCACGATCCGCCGCGACCTTGACTCCGAGGTTCTGCTCGGGACCCTCTCGCGCGACGCTGCGCTGGCAGCGGCCGCGAGTCGCGTGATCGGCCGCATGGAGGCGGCCGTCGCGTGATCGTTCCCAACCGCTGGGAGTCGCGCCGAGGCCGCGTGGTCGGTGGCACCGACGCCGCGGCGATCGCTGGCCTCTCGCGCTACGCCGACGCCTTCGACGTCTGGCTGCGGCTGAAGGGCCGCGCCGAGCCGCTCGAAGAGACGACGCCGATGCGCTGGGGCACGCGACTGGAGCCGGCGATCCGTACGGCGTTCGAGGAGGACACCGGCCGGCGGCTCTGCCTCTACGGCCGCGGCCGCCTCGACCTTGCGGCGATGCGCGAGCGCGTCGACGTCGAGCAGGTCCCGCGCGCGAGCGGCGAGCTGGCGCTCTTCCTGACGGACCGCGAGCGCCGGTATCGCTGCGGCACGCCCGACGACTTCGTCGAGCAGTACCTCGGCCCGGCTCCGGGCGAGGAGCCCCTGCCGGACGACGTCGCGCAGGGCCCCGGCGTCTTCGACGCGAAGACCAGCGCGCACCCGCACCCGGACTGGGAGACCGGCGTCCCGCTCTACGAGCGCGCGCAGGTCGAGTGGTATCTCGGGCTGACCGGGTGCCGCTGGGGGTCGCTTGCGCTCTTCCGCGGCACGCTCGAGCCGCTCCTCGTCCGCGACTTCGCCGCGAGTCCCGAGCTCTTCGGGCTGATGAGCGAGGCGGTCGATCGCTTTTGGCACGACCACGTCTTGCGCGACGTCCCGCCCGACGTCACGCGCTCTGGCGACGACCTCGACCGCTGGATCGCCGCGACCTACCCCGTCGACGACGGCTCCTCGATCGTCCTCCCGGCGCGCTTCGCGGACGTCGAGCGGCGCCGACGCGACGCGCTCGCGCGCGCGAAGGCTGCGGATGCCGAGGCACGGGAGCTGGCGCGCGAGCTCAAAACGGCGATGGGCGCGGCGAAGACCGCGACGATCGCCGGATCCGATCTCCGGCTGCGGTGGACAACGGTCCGCCGAGCTGGCTATACCGTCCCGCCGACCAGCTACCGCGACTTCCGCGGCAGCGGCGGCGACTCTGGAGCCTGACCTCATGAACGACCACGCCCTGGCATCTTCGGGCACCCTGCCCGGCTCTCTTTCCGTCGACACCGCGCGCGCAGCCGCGCACGAGACGACGCTCGTCCGGATGCTCTTCGAGGCGGCCGCCTACAACGGCCGCGACGACCGCGCCGTCGAGCTTGCGACGCGAACCGCCTTCTCCGACCCGCGCCTCGCGGCGGAGGCCGAGTACGCGATCCCGCGCGGCGGAGACCTCGTCACCGGCCCGAGCGTCCGCCTCGCTCGGGAGCTCGCGCGACTTCACGGCCGGATCCACTACGGGACGCGCATCGTCCACGTGAGAAACGGGACCGCGCGCGTCGCGGGCTTCGCGATCGACCTCGTCGCGCTCACGTCCAGCGAGCACGAGTCCGAGTTCGAGCTCAAGGTCTCGCGGCGGCAGAAGCAGCCGGACGGCTCGACGCTCTCCGTCTCGCAGCGGGCGTCGCACCTGGAGGCGGTCGAGGTCATCAACTCGTGGGGTGCGCGCGCCGAGCGGAACGCGCTTCTCAAGGTCCTGCCGTCGTCGCTCGTCGAGATCGCGCTGGCGGTCGCGGCCGACGCGCGCGCCCGCGCGGAAGCGGCGCCGGACGCGAAGAAGGCTGCGGCGACGCTCGAGGCGAACAAGACCCAGGCGCTGAAGTCGTTCGCCGACCGCGGCATCTCCGTCGAGGACGTCGAGCGGCTCGCGGGCGCGCGCTACGAGGCGTGGACCCAAGAGACGCTCGGTCGCCTCTTCCGGCTCTGGACGTCGCTGTCGGAGGGCCACGCCCAGCTTGCGGAGCTGCTCGCCGCCACCGCGCCCTTGGAGTCCGCGCCAGCGAAGAGCCTCGACGTCTCCGTCGCGATCGGCTCGCTTCCGAACGCGGAGAGCGTCGCGAAGGCGATCGCGAAGGCGAAGGAGACGGCGGAACCGAAGGCGCGCTCCCGGCGCGCCAAGCCGGAGCCGGAGAAGCCCGTCGAGGAGCCGCCCGCGCCGGAGCCGGAGCCGGAGCCTGAGTCGAGCGGCGAGGTCGACGAGCCCGCGGGGCCGCGCGACGTTGCTCACGACTACCCCGAGGAGCTCGCCGACAAGCTCCAGAACGAGCTCGACGAGCTGGTCGCGGACGGCCGCGAGGCGGTCATGCGGCGAGGCTACACGCGCGAATACATCGTGGCCCTGCAGCGCCAGCTCGGCGTCGCCGAGCTGGCGGCGCTGCCGAAGCGCGAGCTCGCGAAGCTCGTCGTCGCGATGGAGGTCGACGCGCTCGAGACCTACTACCCTCCGCCGGCGAACGTGCGCCCGCGACGCTGAGAGATCCGCAACGGCCCGGCGGGCGTTCCGTCGGGCCAGCGTTCGGCACCCGGAGGAGGTCATGGGAGGCAAATCGGAGGAGTCCGGCGGCGGCGCCTGGCGCTACCTGGAGGTCGAGGAGATCGTCGCGCGCGGCGTCTCCGTCAACGCCGCACGCTTCGCGGCGTTCGTGCAGGCGCGCTTCTACTCGGTCGGCGAGACGTTCGCATCCCACGGCTACCTCGGCGAGCTCTGGCACGCCGGCCGGTCGAAGGTCTCGGGCTACGTCCGCGAGCTCGTCGCGGCCGGAGTCTGGCGACGCCGCGACATCGACGGGCGCCGCTTCGCCGTAGTCTTCTGGCGACGAACCGGGTCCGCTCCGGACCCGATCGTCGACGTGAACCGGGTCCGCTTCGAGCCCGATCGGGTCCGCTCCGGACCCACATCGGGTCCGCTGCGGACCACAGAAGGAGAGGGAAGGAGAGAAGAACCTCACCTCCGAGCGGCGGAGGAGGCGATCGCGCTGGTCGCGGAGCTCGGCGTCGGCGCGCCGCGCCGTCAGCAAACGGTCGAGGCGGTCGCGAGTTTCCTCGCGCAGGCGAAGGACCCGGAGGCGGAGGCCGGGCGCCTGCGCGAGCGGGCTCGCGCGGCGCGCACGCCGGCGGGATGGCTCGTCGAGGCCGCGCGCGGCGGCTTCCTCGACGCCGCGACTACGAGCGCGGCGGCGCCCCCAGGCCCGGCCGACACCAGCGGACCGAGCGCGCGGATGCCTTTCGAGCCGCTCGGGCTCGGGCTCTGGGACTACGACCTGGAGCGCGCCGTCGCATGGGCGCTGGGCGCGGACGCGCGTCGGCGCGGCGCAGCGCGGCGCGAGATGACCGGGCGCTTCGGCTCCGTCGACGCGGCCCTGGCGCGCTTCGAGGCCCTCGTCGTTAAGGCCCCGGATCTCGTGCCGGGCTCGATCGTCGACGGCGGCGTGGCGGCGTGGCGCGCGGCGCTTCCTGGCCTTCGAGCGCGGCTCGAGGAGGCGCGGGCGTGAGCGACCAACCGAACGAGGCCGGGAATCTGATCCGGTTCCCCCGGCCAGCGACGGAGCCGGAGACGGCGCTCGACGAGTCGCGCGCGCGCTGCTCGCATCCGAGCTTCGCCGTGATCGACGCGACGCGATCGGTCGAGTGCCGGAAGTGCGGCGAGGTCTTGGACCCCTGGTCGATCCTGCGCGCCTACGCGACGAAGGAGCGGGCCTGGCGCCACTACGAGGCCGAGGCCGCGCTGGTGCGCCGCGACATCGAGGAGCTGCGCAAGCAGCGGCAGGCGCTGCAGGCGAGCGTGCGGCGGGCGAAGAGCCGGGACCTCGCCGGCGCGCGGGCCGACGAGCGGGCGCGGATCCTCGAGACCTTCGCAGCAGCCGACGCGGACTTCGCGCGCATCCTGCAGATCGTCGAGAGCGTTCGCGGCAAGCTCGGGCCGGTTTTCCGCGCGTGCGCGAAGCCGGACGACGAAGCCGCCGGAGGCGCCTCGTGATCCAGGTCTTGCAGTTCCAGGTCTCCGGCGATCCCGCGCCCGAGCCGCGGCACCGAACGAACACGCGCGCACGCCGACCGCGAACCTACCAGGACGACAGCGCCGACGACTGGAAGACCGCGGTCCGCCTTGCAGCTCGCAACGCCGCGCTCCGCGCCGGCCTCCCGCTGCCAGCGTTCGGCCCCGGTCAGCCGCTGCTCGTCTCGCTCGGCTTCACCTTCGCGCGACCGCTGGGACACTTCGTGGCGCGCGACCGAGCGCGGCCGCTTCGCGCGACCGCGCCGACCTGGATGGCCAACAGGCCGGATGGCGACAACCTCGAAAAGGCCGTGCTCGACGCCTGCGGCGCCTGGCAGCCGTCGCGTCGTTCCCGAAGGCGCAACGCTCCGCCGCTGCGGCCCGAGCCGATCCTCTGGGAGGACGACTGCGTGGTCGTCGCCGTGCACCGGGTGAAGCGGTACGGCGACCGACCGGGCCTCGTGATGGCGGTCTCGATCCTCGAGGGGCTGGCGTGAGGCGGAAAGGCCTTCGGCGGTCCAAAGGGCTGGCGCGGAAAACGGCGCTGGCGCCGGGCTCCGGGCCGCGCCGGACGCGGTCCGCCCGGCTCGAGCGCGGAGGCTCCTCGGCGAAACGCGACTCGCGGGCCGAGTTCCGCCGCGCGGTGCTCGAGCGCGCCGGCGGCCGGTGCGAGCGCTGCGGCTTCAAGGCCCGCCGCGCGGCCGAGCTCGACGCGCACCACCTTCGGCCGAGAGGTCGCGGAGGCAAGGACCAGCCGGAGAACGGCGCCGCCCTTTGCCGGCCTTGCCACGACGCGATCCACCGTCACCTTTGCCACGACTGGCGCTCCTGGCTGCACTAGCTCTCGCCGTCGGGAAAAGCGCAGATTCCCTGCGGTCATGCGGCGCCGTGAGCCGTAAGGTCTGGAGCGCGCGCCGGAGATAGGCTTCGGCGCCGCCCTGGAGTCCCACCATGACCGAGTCCGCCGCCGACCTCTTCGGCGCTTCGCGCAACGGCGCGAGCAACCGCCGAGACCCTCTCTTCCTGCGAGGCCTTCGGGTCCGCAACTACCGCCGCCTCTCCGCCGTCGACCTGGAGTTCGGCCCGAACGGGCTGATCGAGGTCCGCGGCGCGAACGAGCAGGGCAAGACTTCGCTCCTCGACGCGATCTGGGAGACGCTGCAGGGCGCGCCGCGCCCGGACGCGATTCGCGCCGGCGAGCGCGAGGCCGAGTCCGAGGTGAACCTCGGCGCGCTGATCGTCACGAGGCGCTGGCGCCGCACCGACGACGGCGGCGTTTCGACGAGCCTCACGGTCCGCTGGGCGACCGGCGAGCGCGTCCCGAAGCCGCAGGAGCTGCTCGACGGCCTACTCTCGCGCGTGGCGATCGACCCGCTCGCCTGGGTGGAGCTCGGAGAGCGCGGCGCCGAAGGCCGCCGCAAGCAGCGCGACGCGCTGGTCGAAGCGGTCGCGCCGCGCGTACCGCGCGAGGAGCTGCGCGACATCCTCGGGCCGCTCGACCTTGCCGCCGACGAGCGCGGGCACGCCCTCGACGTGATCAGCAAGGCGAAGAAGGCCGTGGCGGAGATGCGCACGGTCGCGGGCCGGCGTCTCGCGGACGCGGACGCGACCGTGCGCGCCCTGGAGGAGCGCGTCCCGACCGGGGCCGCGGACGCGCCGGCGATCACGCGCGAGGAGCTGCGCAACGCGACGACCGCCTACGAGCGGGCGCGCGACGCTCAGGCGGCCGCGAAGATGGCGCGCGAGACCGTCGAGAACCTGAAGCGCATGCTCGAAGACGCGACGCGACGCGCGGACGCCGCCGACCTCGCAGCGGCCGCGGCAGGCTCCCCCGAGGAGCATCGCCAGCGCGCGGAGGCGATGCGAGACCTCGCCGCGAACGCCGAGCTCGTCGCTGGCGTCCGCGCCGAGCGAGTGAAACGCGACGCGGCCAGGGCCGTCGTCGAGCGCCACACGGCCGCGCTGGCGGCGATCGACCAGCTCCTCGCGACGACGCTGGCCGAGGTGCGGATGCCGGTCGAGGGACTGGCCTTCGACGAGGACGGGCTCACCTACAAAGGGCGACCCTTCCCCTCGTCGGCATCGGGAGAGGAGCGGATCGTGGTCGGGCTCGGAGTCGCGATGGCGAGTGCACCGCAGCTCCGCCTGCTGCGCGTCGACGACGGCAACCGCCTGGACAGCTTCAACCGGGCTCGCGTCCGGCAGATGATCGAGGAGCAGGGCTTCCAGCTCCTGATGGTCCTCGTCGACGACCAGCCCGACGAGCACGGGCCCGGTATCGTCATCGAGGACGGCGTCGCTCGCGCGATCGAGGGCACGCCGAAGAAGGCTCGCGCGCGCCGACAGCGCGAGCCGGAGCCGACGCGCAGCGAGGCGGACGAGGCGGAGCAGCGCATCGCCAGCGGCGACTACGACGACGAAGGTCGGGAGGGCGAACCGTCGTGACACGCTCCAACCGCAAGCGAGAGGCGCTCGCCGCCGCAAGGATCGCCCGAGGGCTGACCGTCGAGGCGCTCGCCGCTGCGGCCGGCGTCCACCGAGGCCAGGTCGTTCGCTGGGAGTCGCTCGGGCAGTATCCGAAGAGGGCGGAGACGCGCCGCTTGGTCTCGGACGCTCTCGGCGTTCCGGAGTCCGCCGTCTTCGAGGCAGAAAGTCGGCCGACGGCGCAGCCGAAGCCCGCGCCCGCGGTCAGCGAGGAGGCCGTCGCGCTTTCTCCGGGGCGCGGGATGTCGAACGGGCAGCCGCGAGAGCGCGCGGTCACGGCGTCCGGGCGCGACCTCTTCGAGTCCGCGGAAACGCGACGGCTGGAGAGGCTCCAAATTGCAACGCAACTCCTCGGCGGGCTGCTCGCAAACGGGGCCGACCGCACGAGCGGCGACGCCGCGACGCAGATGGTCGCGACCGCGCTCGCCCTCGCCGACGAGCTCATCCGACAAAGCCACCTTCCTCACGGAGGAACCCGATCGTGAACGCGCAAACCGAACCCAACCCCCGCCCGGGCCCGCGAACGCAGACGCTCGAAACTCTGAAGGTCTGCCTTGAGGACGTCACGCGCGAACGCGAGTCGCTCCTCCGCTTCTGGCGCTACGTCTGCGACGCTCTTGGGCTGCTGCAGCGCGACGACGACGGAGCCATCCTCAACCACCCCGAGGTCGAGGATGCCGTCGCGGCGATCGAGCGGCTGCAGAAGCCGGAGCGGCCAACGGCCGTGCCGGTGGAGGAGCCCTTCGGGATCCGCCTCTTGCGCGAGCACGCTCGTTGCGCGCTCACGCCGTGGGAGCGAAACATGCTCGACTACATCGACGCGCTACGCGCCGGCCTTGCTGCGCCCGCTGGCGAGCGCCACCGGATCCAGTCGATCGACGGCAAGCCGGTGCCGTTCACGGTCGACGTGCTCCGGCGCGAGGTCGAGGAGCACCCGGAGCCGAAGCCGCTGCGCCTGTCGGTCGCGGACGCCGCGTCGCTGCTTGCGGACATCGACGCGCGGATCTCCACCTCACCCTCCGCCCCCGTCGAGGCGCGCCAGCCGCTCGCCGCGTCGGTGGAGGTCGCAGACGCGCGCGAACGGTGGCGCCGGCGCAAGCAACAGGACCCTGCGCTCGACATCGTGCGCGCTGCCACGCGAAGAGGGCCGACGACATGAGC